TGAGCGTTCCCGGCAAGGACGAGTGCAGCGCCCATGCGGTGAATCTCTTGACGAACCTTGTGCTCCGAACGCTCCCAGGTAACGCCGTTCCACGTGTGGAAGCCGAGACCGGGCGCGTACTTGATCCTGCCGTCAGACCACGCAACGAGCGCGTGAGCGTTCATAGCGTCGCTCTCGCCGTACGTGCGCACGAGATCAGCGAGGATATCGGCAGCGTCGCGCCCCTGATCGTCGGACACAGTGACAGCACCGGTCCGCTTCGCCAACGTGGCCTTGCGCTGGGAAGCCTCAGCAACGGCACGGTCCACCACCGGACGAGCCGACTTCACGGCCACGTGCAGCCAACCCGCGAACGCGTCCGGGATCGTCTCCCGAAGGGCTGTCAAGTCGGATTCCATACCCGTCAGCGCAAAGACTTCAATGCCGTACGGCTTGAGACCTTCGGCAAGCGCAAGGTTGAAGCGCTGCCCGGCTTCGTCGCTGTCTCCGGCGGCAATGACCTGAGTCCCCTCAAGGCCGGCGGCAAGCTCAGCGAGAAGGTCAGGGTTCCCCGCAAGGGACGCGCCACGGATGCATACCGCGTCGTACCCGACCGCAACCGCTGTGAGACCGTCTCCGGGTCCCTCAGACACGATCGTGACGGAGTACCCGCCGGAGCCCTTGAACACGCCGTACTGACCCCACCGAAGCCCCTCCGGGTTGGTCAAGGACAGCCACCGTCCCGGGCAATGTCCCGTCAGGTCTCGCCCCTGCAAGCCACGGGTGACCCCAGCGAAGTCGTTGAGCGGGACCGTGAGCCGGGGGAACTGACGGAAGCCACGGGAACGGTAGTTACGGGCTCGTCCTTCGCTGTCCGTGTAGTCGAGACCGGGAACGCGCACAGCGTCACCGTCCACGCCAAGCATGAGTTCCGCTGCTGTCTCCGCGTCAAGCCCGAAGCGGTCAGCCGCGTACAGGCGCGCTTGCGAATCAACTTCGCTGTCACCGAAGCGGAAACGCTCGTTGGTCGCGTCAACGTACATGGCAAGCTGTGCGGTCAGTGCGGTACCCACGAGCGCGGGCTTCTCCTTCGGAACGGTGAGACCGTCGCCGGTCGCGTTGAAAAGGTCATTCCAGTTGAGCCGTACGGCAATGCGAACCTTGTTGGTGTCACATCCCGCACGGCAGGTGAGGCGAACCTTGTGGTCGTCACCGCGCCAAATCCGAAGGGACGGACGGGAGTCCGCGTGTGCTGGACACTTCGCGAGATACCCCCCGTCCGCCTCTTCGGTCACGTCACCGAAGCGTGCAAGAACGTCCTTGAAGTCCACGGGCCACCGTCTTTCTCTCGGTTGCCCGCTCTTGAGCGAAGGGGATTCCTACACTTCCGGTCCGAAGGTCTCCGCCCACTCCGCAAGCGTCTTCGCACCCTTGCTCAGGTTGCAGCCGGCGCACGCGGGAAGCATGTTGGAAGCCTTGTCGGCTCCGCCCTTGCTCAGCGGGTGCACGTGATCCATGTGGGTTGCGCGCTTGTCGCAGTACGCACAGCGGTAGCCCCAACGGCGCATGATCTCTGTACGGCTGTACTTCTCGTGTTCAACGCCGTACTCCGCAGCACGCTTCTTGTGGGTCAGCTCGTGGCGCTTGTCCGGCGGAAGCTTCGCGTAATACGCCTTCCGGTGGTCCGCTGCCCGCTTCCGGCGACACGTTGAGCACGACGACGAAGGACGCTTAGCCTTCCCGGCAAGAAACTGTTCAGCGGGCTTCGCTCGTCCGCAGTGCCGACACACCTTCACGAGACCCACCACACAACCGACGCGCCCCGGGTGATAGCAGTGGTCAGCGCGTCCGCGTAACGCGCCCAATCCTTCCGGTCAGTTGCGCCGGCCTTGAGGTACACGGTGTCCCCCGGGCTCAGCGCGCGTACATCCCCCAGGGCCGGAGCCGCGTCGGGACCAATGAACACGCCCGTATGCATGTCTGCCTACTCTCAAGAGTGGGTTGGAAACGACAAAGGGCCGGACAGCACCCGTGTGAGTACCGTCCGGCCCTAGTCGCGCTTACTTGCCTTCGTCCTGTTCCCCGGTGACGTTGCTCCGCAGAAGTCGCACGTGAGTTGCTGCCACGTGTTCAGCCCGTAGCGTCTTGCGTGGCTTCTCCGAACGGCTGTCTGTGCCGGTCGGCTGCACCTTGAGCATGGGGAACTTGCGCCCCTCAACGCGGACGAAGTACGTGCGCCGAACAATCGCGTCCGACGCGCGCACTCCGTTCCCTTGACGTGAGGGGTAGTTCACGAGATCACCCGGGTACAGGGGCTCACCGGCATAGTCAGCGACCACGCCGCGTTTACCCATACTCCGGATCTCCGGTCTCTTCCTGAACGCCGAAGCGGACGCGTCGCTCATGAATCACGGCAAGGCGCGCTTCCGGCGGGAACGTCCACAGCGGAGCCCGAACGGTCTCGTCTTCGGCGTTCTTGAGTGCCCGTGTCCAGTCGTACGGAGCCGACGCGTCAAGCTTCACCGGGTGTCGGCAATCGCGTCGTTGTACGACTTCTTGACGCGGATCACGGGCTTGATGTACGAGACGGGCGTACCGCGCTTCGGACCCTTCTTGATCACGAAGTCAACCGGCTCAAGCTCAAGCTCAGCGAGAACCGGGCCACCCTGACCGACACGGGCAAGCGCGTCTTCCGACTCGTGCAGAACGGCAAGCAGCGTCCACGCGCCCGTGACGAACTTGAACTCTCCAAGCTCCGGGTCGTCGGCAAGCTTGAAGGTGAGCGTGATGGACGGGTTGGGTCCGTCGTCATCCTTCGCCGCTGCCTTGCGCTCAGCGAACAGGGACGGGCACCCGCAAGCGGAGCCAACAAGCTTCTCGTCCTTCGGGTGGCTGACGAAGTTGAAGCCGTCACAGTGGTGCTTGAGCTTGCCGTTGATCCACTGCTTCATGTCCCAGTGGATACCGTCAGCCTCAAGAATGACGGGAATCTTCGTGGCGCTCGTGAACACGTCAATGAAGTTCTCCGACGTGCTCTCTTCGTCCTCAACGGGAGTGCCCCCGAAGAGCTGAGCCACGGCTTCGGCAACGTGCTTCTCACCGGTGCTGAAACGCCACTCCGAAAGCGCGACACCGACCGTCTTGCCCTGATCGTTCACTTCCGAAGTACCGGAGTGCAGCCGGCCAACGGAGTCGTCGGAATAGGTCTTCCGCTCCTTCGGCTTGTTGTCTTCGTCGCCGGCCCAAATGCTCTGCTTCGCCATATGCGGAACTCCCACGATTGAGGGAACGGCGGAAGGGGTTAGGTCGTGTCCACGCACCCGAAGGTGTCTGCCGACCGTCCAGCCTTCCGCCGTTCCGTTGCTCTCTGCATAGGCGCTAGAGCCAAGGGGATTCCCGGGCACGAGAAAGCCCCCCTGCCCGACCACGAAGGCCAGACAAGGGGGCTCGTCTTACGCGGTCTCCCACTTCCCCGCGTCGTTGTTGTCAAGGGTCACCTTGAACACCTGCCGCGTCTGTGAGTGCCATACGCAGATACCTTCCGGGTTCATGAAGCCGGGGGCAGCCACGGAGCCGCGCGAAGCAAGCGCAATGAGCGCGTTCTCAATCTCCGGCTGACTGAACATGCCCTGATACAGCACCGGGGCCGGCTCAACGATCGCGTTGCCGAGACGAACGTTCACGTCCCGGTGTCGGTCCGTGTTGAAGAGCGAGAAGCGACGGTCAGTCAGGCCGTACCCGCGCTGAATGCCGGAGCCCCACCACTCACCGAAGTGAAGCCCGGTGCCCAGCGCACGAATGAGACCTTCGGCGTTCTCGTACACCCAACCGGCAAAGCCGAAGTTGTCCTTGCTCTTGCCGGGTGTGATGACGCGGGACCGGGACTGAGCGGTGACGACGTACCGCGTACCGTCCACCACGACGGAATACGAGTCGGGCGGGAAGGAGTCCCACTCAGCCGGAGTACCGGCGAGAAGGGGCGTGATGTGGATTGCTGCGTTGGTCCCGTCAAGCTTCTCAGTGACGACGATCGTGCGGAACAGGCGCGGAGTCTTCGGCCATGCGGTGAACTCGTGTGTGGTCATGCCTGTACCGGAGCGGAGGGGATTCCGACCCCGGACGCACGAAAGCCCCTCAGCGCCCGTGTGAGGGACGTTGAGGGGCAGTCGCTTAGTTCGACTTCTTGGAGTGCGCCGGAGCCGTCAGAAGCCCCGCGATCAGCACGAGAAGCCACGCCTCACCGAACCCGATTGCCGGGACAGCGGGACGGATGCTGTGCCACACACCGAAGAGGAGCATGACGAGCCACGGCACGAACATGATGAGCGCCACGAGAAGCACGAGCGCGCCCACGAGACCGGCAGCGTCCGCCGCAGTGTTCCGCTTCGCCATTGTCTTGGTTCCTTCCGTTGGGTACACGGAGACTTGAGCGAAGGGGATTCTCAGCCCCCGCACGAGCCACAAAGCCCGGACTTCTGCGGGTTGCAAAGACAGTTGGGACCGGTCACGCGCGCGTTTGCTCCTTGCTGCCCAAGAGGGCATTCAGCTTCGTGTGGACAGCGGCAAGCTTCGGCAAGTCAATGCCCAGCTCTCGCGCTGTGTTCACCGCGTCGGCACACTCGTTGATCACGTCAACGACTTCGTCAGACTTCATGTGAAGACTGAACTCGTGCATACGGCTCGTGTGCGTAGCGAGCATGGGTCAGCCCCTCCGCTCAGTACCGGTGACGAGTCGGCTCTTGCTGGACGCGATCGGCTTGAGGACAACGCGCCGGCTCAGGTCACGGTCCCAATTGAACGTGCCACGGAGACGAAGGAACTCCTCAAACACTTCGTCGTCAATGACGACCGGCTTGAAAGCCCACTGAGTGTCAGTGATGTGCAGAACGGCAGCACCGTCAAACTCCGGCATGGGAGTGCGGTTGCCGTCCGGGTCAATCATGAAGTCAGCGTTGGCGTATGCAGCCATCTGCAAGGCCACGTCCGGGTAAGTCGCCTTGCTCGTCTTCCAATCGCCCATGATCAGGTGACGCTTGCCGGAGCGGTCCGGAGTCGGGTTGCCGTTCTCGTCAAGCCACACGTACATGACCACGTCGAAAGAGCCGGCGTACTCGTGCGTGTCGCTCCAAGCCACGTCTTCCGCGCGGACAAGCTCCGGGTTCACGGCTGCCAGGAACTCAAGGAAGTGCTTCTTGTAGGGCTCAAGGTCCGGGTGGACGCTGTACACGGTCTCACCGCGAATCAGGCGCTCAAACAGGTCGTGAGCGTTGCTGCCCACGTCAGCGCGAACCTTCGTGTACCGACGTGCAGCGCCCCGGAGATAGTCAATCGCTCCGTCACGGTCGCGCGCTGCCATCTGCTGAACGAAGTCAATGGAGTCAACCGCAAGCTCAGCGGTCATGCGCGCGTTCCACGGACCCAAGAAGTTCTGCTTGGGAAGCATCCCGATCACGCTCGTCACGCCCGGGTACACGTTGTCCGGGAACGCCGTGTTCAGGTAGAAGCGACTGCCCCCACGGTAGATAGTGCGGATCTTGCTCATGCTGCTGTGCCCCTTCCGGGCTCAGGGATTCGTTTGCACTAGTCCTTGAGCGGAAGGGCTTTTCAGCGGCAGGTGTAGAAGTGCACTTCTGCACGCTGAGCCGGTTTCCCTTAGTGATCTCTATTGCTGTTCCTGGGATACCTACAAATCTGCACTACTGCACAGCGAAGCCCCGACCCCTTCCGCTGTGGAAGAGACCGGGGCTCACGCTCCGTGCCGGGACGGTTACAGCTTGGCAGCCTCACCCGCAAGCACGGTCACGAGCGATTCAAGCTGAGACTTGAGATCCGCCTTCTCGTCGTCGCTGAGCTTGCTCGTGTCCGCCGTGGCGTTCGTGATGAGCTGACGACCCAACTGGACGAGCGACGTGCTGACTTCCTGACGCTCCGCACCCTCAAGCCGGCGCACAGACTTCGTGACGCTGTCCGTGAGCTTCTGAGCGCGGGCAACCTTCTCCGTCGCACGCTGCTTCGGGGTCTTCTCCGGAGTGGCCTTCTCCGTCCACTCAGCGGGAATCTCCTCCGTGATCCCCTTCGCCTTCTCCTCAAGCTCCGCAACCTTCGCGGTCAGCTTCTCCTTGTCCGCGTCCGACACTCCGTCTTCGTCCAGCGCGTCACGAGCCGCGTCAAGCTCAGCGCGCGCCGTGTCGAGTTGCTTCACGCGGTAGTTGAAGCGCTGAATCTCCGTCCGGCCGTAGCGCGGAAGCTCAATACCCGCGTCCTTGTACACGGCGTAAATCGCTTCGGTCAGGTCAAGGTCCGCGTCCGCAACGTCAGCGCCGGATTCCTTCGCCTCACGCGCCTCTTCCACCATGGTCACCGCGTCCGGGAAGTACAGGCGCGCGGTCTCCATGGCCTCTTCCGGGTTCGGGGACGAGCCGAAGTCACGGAGCCACCCAACGAGAATGTCAGCCATCTTGTTCTGAGTGGCCTTCTGCAACGCGTCGTGCGCGTCCTTAAGCTTTTGGTCCGTGGGGTCCATGCCCTCACGAGCACCGTCGTACACGAGACCGGCGCTGTTCTTCGTCTTCTTTTCAATGCTCATCAGGTCCGGGAGACCCGAAGCGCCGTGCGTCATCTTGAGACGCATCTCAAGCATGGTGCGCGCCACGGTCTCACCGACTTCGGAGAGCTTGAGCCCGTACTTGACACCGTCCTTGAACGCCTTAATGGACTGCTTGACGAGATCCGGAATCCCCTCAATCTCCATGGGGTCTTCCGCTTGCCGCACGATGGCAGTGGACGGAGCGGGGGCAGGGGCAGCGTCCGCCGGCTGAGCACCGTTCACGACAGCGTCACGAGCCTCACGCATGTCGGACCGAAGGCTGTTGCGCTTCTCCGTGGGAAGCTTGCGAACGATCTTCTCAGCGTCGTCGTACAGCGTCTTCGCCTGATCGGCTGCACCCTCCGCCTTCGGGTCAAGCGCCTTGATCTCGTCCACCTTCGCGTGAACGTCGCTGATCAGTTCGTCATTGTCCTTCTTGGGTGCAGCGGCCATGGTGTCGTTCTCCTTCGGGTAGGCGTAGCTTTCGCCGGTCTCGCGATTGCTGATCGTGATGGTTACGGACGAGTCGTTACGGCGTGCGGTCTCAAGCATTTCGTCAGCGGCACGCTCCGCACTCTCCGCGTCGTAGTGCGCGTTCGTGGAAGCCTTCTCCTGAGTGGCGTACTGGAAAGTCAGTCGCCACACGAGCTTTGCGCCGGCCTTCGGCATGTCTCGTTCCCCTCCGTTGCCTGACGGCTCGTCAGTGATCATCTTAAGCGCAACCTTCGCGCACTGAGTGCACGAAACGTAAGGCGTATGGGCAAGCCTGACAGTCGTGATCGGCTTCTTGCACAGCGTGACCGTGTCGCTGTCCTGAGCCGCGTGGACGACCTTACCCTTGCCCAGGTAGAAGGTGCGGTACCCGGTCGGTGCGGTTACGGCGGTCATGCTGTCTGCCCCTGTCATGCTTGCGTTGCCACCCTATCGGACCGGCCAACCTACTCTTGAGAGTAGGCTGACCGTGTTACCAAAGCTTTACCGTATGTACTAGTCGTCCAGCGTCTCAACGGGCTCGTAAGCCCCGAAGGTGAGTACGTCGTCCCCGTTCTTGATCACGGTCTTCATGGCGTACATGTCCGACGCAATGCACTTCGCGACCATGAGCCCCGGTGCCGGAGTCACGATCACGTCCCCGTACGTAACGTCCTTCGCGCGCTTGATCATTGCTGCCCCCTCCGTGTTGTTCTGACAAGGAAGAGACTACTCTTAAGAGTAGGCACTTGCAACACGGGGAAACGAAAAAGCCCCCCACCGACCAACCCGAAGGTCAGTCAGTGAGGGGCTGTCGTCAGCTCCGGGGGAGAAGCAAGCTGTCAACGATCCTGTTCAGGTCGTCCAGCGTGCCCGTGTTCCCGATCGTGAGATCAGGGTTCACGTAGTCAAGGGCAGTCTCACTCTTGTGCTGAGCGTTCTCCCCAGCGCCGGCCCCAGGTCGTGTGACCCGGATCAGCGCGAAGCCACGTTCACGGAGCGTAAAGGCTTCGTTCTCGTACCGCACGTCCGTGATGACGACCGGCATGTTCCACGAGTCCGCAGCGTCCACCTTCTTGAGCGCAAGGCGAAGCCAAAAATCTTCGTCGTGCAGCCGTACCGTCTCGCCCGTGGCTTGCAACAGCCGACGAACTTCCGGGTACGTGTCCTTCGCGTACTCCCAACCAACGTCATTGATCAGGGCAGCAAGGCGGACCACAACACCGGGACTCGTCTGTACGAGCGGGTTCGTCTGCATGACCATGGCCTTGAGCGGATCAGCGAAGGCAACCCGCGTGTACGCCCGACCCTTCACGAGCCGCTGAGCCACGCTGTCCTTGCCGCTCCGTGCCTTGCCGATCAACCCAACGTGCTTGTACCGCATCGTTCCCCTTCCGGCGGATCATGTCTCACCGGAAGGAGAGCGAAGGGGATTCCCTACACACCCAAGAGGACGTGAAGAGCACCCATCACAGCGGCACCCGGGAAGTCAGGCTTGACCGCAGAGACCGCAGCAACGGCACCCGCAGCGAAGGCAAGGATCTTTGCCTTGTGCTTCCCGACCCATGCGAAGACCGCGCTCACTGCCGACACTGCGCCGGCCTTACTGTGCTCACCCATGCGTCTACCTCCTAGACGTTCGGCACGCGGAGCTTGTCCCACGTGCTCTTACCGGGCCAACCGTCAGCGTCGGCACCCGTGTAACCGTTCTTCCGCTGCCACTTCGCGTACGAAGCCTTGTCCGCGTCCGTCCACTGGGCACCCGGACCGCTCTTGTACGCGGAGCAACCCTCAGCCACGAGACGCTTGCCCATGGCGGTCACAATCGGGCTCTTCGGGTTCTTCTTGAACCACGCCACACCCGGGAAGGGCTCGTACTTCGGCTTCGTGGTGGAAGGCTTCGCCGGAGTGGTCGGCTTCGTCGGCGTGGTCGGCTTCGGAGCCTCACCCGCAAACTTCGGGTCAGCCGACTTGATCCCCTCCGGGAACTTCGGCAGACCGTATCCGTACACGTACGCGTCTCGCCTCACGCGCTTCTTGGCATAGACACCGTCGCCTTCGGCCCCACCTGACGCGTTCGTGTTGCCTTCGTAGGTGTACGCGTACGTGTCGTCATACGCGTAGACGATTCCGGTGTGCGACCCACCGCCGTTGCCGTAGAAAATCTGAGCGCCAACCGCCGGGTACTCCGAGAAGCGCCCAGCGTTCTTGAACCACGAGACACCAACGGCACACGAAGCGGTACGCGGGTACAGATCAGCCACGCCGGCCTTGAGCGCAACCCAGCTCACGAAAGTCGCGCACCATGCCTGATTCTGCGACCACTCAAGCCCGGGGACAGCGGGGGAATACTTCTGAAAGTTGTTCCAATGCCCATTGGACCGGCCTTCGTGGTAACCCACTTCGGCCTTCGCTATGGACAGAACCTTGTCAACAGCAGACAAGAGCTTTTTCCTTCCATGAAAAGAGCCCCCGCCCATTCCCAGGGCAGGGGCTCACAAGTTGTGCGCTCACGGGTTAGGCAAGCGCCACAATCGGAATGTCGTGATCGGCAAGGGCAGCCGCGTTCGTCGGGCTCACGGTCGTCGGAAGCGTGGACTGTGCAGCGAGATACCACGCACGCGGGAACGGGGTGGTGGTCATAAAGAAGTTGGCCGTGGCAACCGGCGCTTCGTTCTGCACGTGGAAGAACGAGAAGTCAGCCGTTCCGCCAACCGTCATGAGCCACGCAACCCAGTAGCGCCCAGGTGTGAGCGTGGTGGACGTGAACGAGAGCGGCACAGCGCCAATGTGGTTGGAAGCCATGGCGGGAAGAACTCCGGCTTCCTGACCGGCCATGGTGAGCGCCACAGCAGACGACGCGACAACGCGCGTACCGTCTTCCCTGTAAATCCCTGCCATGTACCGGTTGGTTCCAACGCCACCGTAACCACGAGCGAACAGCACAGCCTTCGTCACGGTCGTGCTCTCCGTGATGTTGAAGCCCGTGAGGTACAGCCGCTGAGGGGAAAGGTACTTAGCGGCAGGGTTCGCCACTCCGCCCGGATCAAATGACCACGCCTTGAAGCCCAACGCTTGAGGAGTCCACGTGTTCCGGGCAACGTCGGGAATCTGTGCAATGGGCACGTCAGCCGAAGCGTCCAGCGTCGCAACTCCGTTTGCCACGCCACGAGTTGACACAGCAACGTACGTGCTCGTGAGCGACGGAACCTGAGCGGTCGGAATCTTGCTGGACGCGTCCAGTGTCGCAACGCCGCTTGCAGCCCCCTTCTCACTCGTGGGTACAGCGCTCACGTCAGCGGCAGTCAGGACAACGTCACCGGTCTTCGTGTTGACGGAGTTGACCGCCCCACCGCCGGACGCTGCCGGAAGCTGAGCGGAAGGAACCTTGCCGTCCGCGCCCAGGGTTGCAACGCCGTTGACTGCACCCTTCTCCGAAGTCGGTACAGCGCTCACGTCCGCAGCGTTCAGCGTGACGCTCGCAGCACTCTTGCCGTTGACCGACTGAATGACTCCGGGGGCACCCTGAGCACCTGCCGCACCCGTTGCGCCCGTGTCACCCTTGGGTCCCTGAGCACCGGTCGAACCCGCCGGCCCCGTGGCTCCGGTGTCACCCTTGATCCCCTGCACACCCTGTATGCCCTGGGGACCCTTGAGGTTTCCGACCACGCTGCCCCAACCGGTCGCGCCACGCTGCCACACGTCGCCGGTATCCGTCCGAAGGAGCATGTCCCCGGGCTTCGTCTCCGCGCTGGACGTGCTTGCCGTGTTCACGTACCACGCAGCACCACGCACGCTACCGGCGGCAACCCACGTCCCACCGGCCTTGCTGTACGTCGTCACGGTCGTACTGTTGACACCCAGGAACGTCGTCGTCTCGTACCGGTTGTAAACGTCACCGTTCACCCCCAGCGTGTCAGCGGGAACCGTGCTGCCCGTGTACACCTGGGAACCCGCAGCGCCCGTGTCACCCTTCACACCCTGGGGACCGGGAACGGGAACGTACGTCGGTGTGGTGGGGTCAGCCGGCGCAACGTCCGCAAGGTCAATCTCCGCTGTGTCCTTCGGGAGAAGGAGAGCGAAGGTACGAGCCCCCGTCACACCGGTCAGGTTCTCCTTCACCGTGTACGACCAATCCGAAGGGTTCATACCTTCGTTGTCCGTAGCGGGAAGGGTCACAGAGAACGCGCCGAACTCGTCAAGGCGCGCGACCACCGGACCGGCAATGAACAGGTCAGCGTCAGGGAACGTCAGGAGACCCGGACCCGTGAAGGTAACCGTTCCCTGTAGTCCCCTGCCGTCCGGTCCCCGGTACTGCCCACGAACCTTGACGGTCGCAATGCTAGGGGGCAGCGGGTAGGTCTCAACGGGCTGTGTCATCTGTCCCCCTGTTCAGAAGTCGGTCAATGTGCTCACGAAGCTCACGGTTCTCGCGCCGGAGCGATTCAACGACTTCGGTAAGCCGACTCAGTTCCTTCTCAAGGCGGTCGGCTCGTGCTGTCTGTGCCTCAGCCTCTTCGCGCCATGCGTCCCGGGCTCCGGTCTTCACCTGCCGGTAAACGAACATCAGGAAGAGGCACGCGCCACCGACGATCTCAGCGGCACTGACCGCGTCGTTTATCCCCACGTCGCCGGTCCCCCATCGGTCGGGGTCAGCACTCCGTCAATGCGCGGGTTGCCGTCCGTCGTCTCTTCCTGGAAAGTCCCCAGCGGTACGCCCGTGATCAGGTGCGGCATTCCCATACCGACCGTCAGCGCCTCACCGTCAATGGTCTGCCGCTTCAAGACCTTGTACTCAATGACAAAGCCCTTCCACACGTTCGGGTCATCAAAGCCGATCGGCTGAGGGTGAATCCACGAGAGCGTGAGGCGACGCGTGAACCCGTTGTTCGGTGCGGGATAGTCGCTCGTCTTGTTGATCGTGAACTCACGGGTCTTGCCGTTGGTCGTCAGGTCCCGCACCCAAACGCGAACTTCAACGTCGGGAGTGCCGGCGGAAGTCCACGGAAGGTGAAACGGAATCTGCATGATGACAACCGGCTGATTGAGCCCGGTGGAATTGATAATGCCTAGCGTGTGCGGCCCCTCGTTCTCGCCAACCGTTCCTTCAACGGAAGGCGACTGATACGAGCTGAACGGCATTGGCTGATTGACACTGCCAAGCTTCGGCTTCCGCTCAAGCGCGGTAATGCGTCGCTGCATTTCCTGAATCTCCGTCAGGAGCGAAGGGGGCAGCGCGTTAGTTTGAATCGCCACTTACGAACACGTCCTTACTGGCAAGGGAAAGGGAAACGGTCTCCGAACCGTTCACGTCAACGTCAACCCGACGCTCAGTCAGAACGAACTCTTCAAGAAGGCGCACGTAACCGCTGTCCACTTGAACCACGCCGAACGCACCGGGCAGGAACGCCGAAGGGTCAAACATGCCCGGGTACAGGGTCAGCGTCGGAATGCCGATCACCTGACGACCAACCGCGCCAATGGCAGCGGCCTTCGGGATCAGGTCAGCAGTGGACTTCAAGTCGGACCACGTGGACACCTGAGTCAGCGCCGGAGTCTCAAGGTCGTTGCTCACGATGTTGTACGGCTTCACGCCCGTACCCATGTCGGCACCGAACGCAACCGCCTTCGTCGCCAACTTGCTACCGTCGTACCCAACCTGAGTGACGTTGCAATTCTCTCTGTGTACTAGAGCGGAAGGGATTACGTTTTGGAGCCTTCCGTTCTTGAGAATCCGGTTGCCAATGTGCGCGTCGTCGCGCCAAAAGGTCTCGTACCGGAAGTCAAAGCCCCCGTCTTCGTCGGCAAGCTCGTTGATAGCCTCAGCTATCTGCTTGAACTCCGAGAAGCCCCAGGTGCGGGAACGGATACGCCCGGTCGTCGTGAGCCGTGACGTGTCCGTTCCGATACCGCCGTTGGCGTTCGCGTACTCAATCCACGCGCGCAAGAGAAGCGCCTGATCCGTCTTGCCGTTGTATCCGCCGGCCATGTCGAGATACCGCGCGGAGTAGTACGAGTGCCACCCGGACGCGTTGAGCCCCAACGTCCCCGCGTCAAGGTCAGCGGTTGCCGTCCACAGCATCCCGCCCCACACCGGTTCGTCGTCCCGCGTGATGACGAGCGCGCTCTTGCCGGGTTCCAACGTGTCCGGGTCGGCTGCCTTGAGGGGCATACCGATGGTCGCGCTACCCGCTGCATTCAAGGTCTCGGCGTACTGAATCGCAGTGACCGGCAGCGACTCAACTACCTCACCGGTCTTCGCAACGATCTGCAAGACTTCATAGCGGGCAGCGCTCATCAGGTCCCCCTAGCCCACTCTTGAGAGTAGGTATCAAGCCGTGTTCCACGGGCTCTTACTGAACTGTTCGTTGGCGTACAGGTTCGCGATCACACCGTCACTGCCGTACTCAATCGAGCCGTTCGCCATGATTGCGAAGCGACCAACGCCACCGGCCGAAGTGCTTCCGTAGGTCTGACCGGAAGAGCCGTACGTGTTCTGAGTCGGTCGCGTGACCCCGGACGGCAAGAGTGCCGGAACAACAAGTTGGTCAATGTCCTTGCTGGGGGAGAACGTGAGCTGACCGCTCATTTCCCACTTCGTGGAATCCTCACGGACGTACAGCGTGCCGGTCACCGTGATGTTGGTTCCGTCCTTCGCCTGTACGTTCTGAGGCGTACACGCCTTCCACGGACCCGGGTCCGCCGTGAACCACGTACCGTCAGCCTTCCGCGTCCAGCGCTGATTGGTGCCAACGTCGTACACGGTCGCGCCAACGTTCACAGTGGACGCGGTAGGAAGCTGTCCCGCCCAATCAATGGCGATAGCGGCCCGGCCGGCCAACGCTGCCTGATCCCGGTACTGACCCTGATACCGCGTGACGGTCAGCGTGAACGTGGTCATGGACTTCGGAACGTCCACCCAACCCAGCGCAACAGCGTTCGCGGGACGAGCCGGAGCCACCGGAGTTGCCGCCGGGGTCCCCTGAACGATCTCGATAGCCACGCCGTTCGTACCGTCGTCAGCAAGCGTGGTGAGCCGGGCAACGATCAGGTCCCTACGCGGGTTCACGCTTGAGGCAGTCGGGACAGCCACCGTCGCGCCCGGGGACCATGCCCAGGTTGCGCCACCCGCAGTAAGCCCCATGAGCACGTTCCCAGCGCCCACAGCCACCGTGCGGGCAGTCTGGTCACTGTTCAGCAGGAACTCAGAAGTGGACGCGAACAGGTGGGTCATGCCGAGACGCGGAACGCTCAGGCTGTTGAAGTTGGCAAGGTCGTTACCGCCGTACGTAACGCCTTCCTGAAACCATGCGAAACCCGCCATGCTAAACCCACCTATCTACCCAGGTAATGACCGCTCGTGCGGACGTGAATTCGTCACGGCTCGTCAGCCTCAGTCGGTGCAGCCCGGGACCGAACTCCGGCCACGTAGAACCAACCTTCACGAGCCCCGTAATGTCTTCGCCGGCTGCCGTCTTCACGGTCATTCCCGCGCTGTCAATGACAAGGTCTCCGTCCCAATCGACAGAGAAGAACTGTCCCGTTGAGTCGTCCCACAACGTGGGAGAAGCCCCAGCGCTAATGACGACCTGGGGACGAGCGGCAACCGACCCGTACTGAGTCAGCCACGTAATCGGGTCCGCCGGAGAAGCGCCCGAACCACGCACCTGCCACGGCACAGCGGCAGGGAAGGTGAGCCCGGACATGTCCGCTTCACGCTCGTACGACCGAACGACCGACTCACGGGGAGCGTCGCCATACACGTACGGGCTCGTGGCGTACAGCTCAACGACGACGTTGCACACCATGTTTGCGAAGTTCAGATCAAGGGGCGCGCTCCGCTTCCGTGGACGAGCCATGACGTAACCGGTCTGATCGGCAGCCACGCCCGGGAATCGGAAGCGAAGAGGCTTCTCAATGTCCCCGGGCATGAACGCCGCTTGCAGATTCATGAGCGCCTGAGTGAACTCCTCACGGGTGCTGCCGTAGACCTCAAGGGTCACGGTCACCGTTCGGCCGTTCATGTAGTCGTCACCCGCGTACAGCCCGTGGCGCTGCACAAGAGTCAGGTCAGATGACCGGATCTCCGGCAGCGTCAGCAGACCGTCAACCGCAACGATGGAAACGGCGGAGTCGGGTTCCCCCATGACTAGCCCGTTGTACTCACACGTCCAGTCGTTCAACTCCGCCATTCCATCCCCCTCTTCTGCCTACTCTTGAGAGTGGGCTTGCCTATGCCGGCGACGTGCGCAGTGCCCATGCGACTTCACGTCCAATCGCGAACGGGTCCGCGTTGGTCTGGACGTTGACCGTGACCCCACCACCGCCGGACAGCGAGTGATTCGGGACGACGCGTGAGCCGTTGGGAAGAAAGACCTCTTCCGGTCCACGCTCACCGACGCGCACAACTCCGGACGCGGGACCACCCATAGCGCGGATCTTCGGAATGGGGCTGTCGGGCAGATCAATGCTGAGCTTGCCCCAACCCAGCTTGTTCGGAATCGCCCAGTTGAGAAGGTCAATCACTCCGTTGATCGCACCCTTTGCAGCGCGACCCACAGCGGACGCAAGCGACGACGCGAACCCGCCCAGCTTGCTGAGTCCGTTCTTGATTCCGTCAATGACGTAACCACCGATGGACTTGCCCGCGCTCAGGATTGCCCGACCCGCGCTCAGGATTCGACCGGGGAGCGAAGTCACGAAGTTGATCACGGCGTCAAGCGCGTTCTTTGCGAAGTTCTTGACGGTCGTGAACGCGGTCTTCGTCGCGCCAACGATCTTGTCCCAATGCTTGATGATCAAGCCCGGTCCCGTGAAGTTCAGGAAG